TGTATTATTTTTTCTGGTTCTCCCTTAACTGTGCTATAGACATTTTTCTTATCATTTCGTTCAATAAAATTTTGAATATTAGGAGAATTAAGGTCCAATGTATTTCTATAAATAATCTTATCTGGATCCGCTGTCATAACACCATCTACAAGATGATACTGTTGAGGTGTCCAACCTTCGTGATAAACATATAAATCACACGGCCAATTCTTTCTTAACCAAGACTTTATGAAATATTTTCCATAATAGTTATAAAGTTTCTGATTGAAACTTGTTACAACTGCATATTTATTTTCTGCCATACAAATGCTCACATCCACTAGTTAAAATTAACTTATAATCTGAATCTTCTAATTGTTGTTCTAATTGATGTCTACTTTTTCCTACTTTTTCTAAAATCTTTTCTTTTATCTCTACACTTACAAAAGGTTTGTGTTTTTCTAAAGTTTCAACTGCACCTACTAAAACTTCTTTTTCGTGTCCTTCAGCATCTATTTTTATATAATCTAATCTTTTTTTTGTGCCATAGCATAACAAATCTAATTTAAATTTATCTAATGTTTTTTGTTCAAATTGTCCTTTAGTTTTATCAGAATTTTCTACTATATGACAATTACCTGTATTTTCTTTATCTATTTTAAATTCAACTCTACCTGTAAAATCTCCTAAAGCATATGGATATAATTTAACATTATATTTTTTTACATTTTTTATAAAACAAATTCTATGATGTGGCATTGGTTCAAAAGCAAATACTCGTTTGAATACTTGACTTAATTCTTTTGTCCATAACCCAACATGAGCACCAACATCAATACAAGTATCAGTTCTACCTGTTGTTTTTATATAACTTAATATATCACTTCTTTGTTTTTGTTGATATTCTCCTTTACCTCTTTCTAACCATTGTTCAAAATGGGTATCACTATCTGGAAAATACCATCCTTTTATTTGTTTTACCATCCGTGGTCCGTCGTTCCTGGTCCTGTATTTTTTGGTGATTTTTCATCAGGATAATCTCTACTTTTCATATGAAATTCTTTATTGTATATCATAGTTTCATCTTTATTAACAAAAATACACTCAACTCTATCATAACCTTCAACTCTAGCAAAAACTGCTCTTTGATTGCCTGTTACAACTCCTACACCAGGTTTTTTGTTACCATAATCATCTAAAGGCCAAAATTTACCCCAATATACTTTTTCATCTGTAACAAGTAAAGGGTGTATCATGCCGTGCATCTTTAAACTTTTATCTAGTTTATTATAAATCTTTTCAAATCGTGGATTTTGCAAAATTATTAAGTCGTGTGGATTATACAACTTATGCAAATCTTGATACTTACGATTCGTTGCTCTTAATACTTTTAAGGTGTTTTTCTCTATCATATCCTAACTTCGCTATATAGTAACTATCTACAATATCTGTCATAGGATTCTGCAATTTATCTACATCAAAAATTTTTAGTAAATCACATTTTGTTTCTTTAACAAAACTATCATACATCTTTTCTTTATCTGCATTACCTTTACCTGTTGCATATTTCTTAATTACACTAGGTGCTATAACATCAAAGTCAATATCTAAATTAAATAACTTATTTTTTAAAACACCTGTATTTTCTGCAATATTAAAAACTTGGCCTACTGAGCCAAAAGAATATCCTTCTATAAAAACTTTTTCTAAATCCCATAACTTATTAACTGTAAAGTTAGTTATGTTATTAAATCTTTCTTCTTGTGATTTAAATTCTTTATGTTGCTCTCCATAAAACTGTCCTGACCCTACTTCTGCATCCCATTTCTTTTTCTTTATGAGAAAATAAAACTTACAAGCATCAAATTTAAATTTATCTATAAAGTCATATTTAAAAACACATACACAAGGACAAGTCATACTATAATCTATTCCTGCAATTCCTATTTGTCCTTTTTCATTCATTAATCTTCCTCAATAATTTCACTACTACAAAATGGACAGCTATCTGGATATGCTTCTTGTTCATCGTCCCAAGTTATTTTGTATGCGACATCACAAGTTGGACAGGATATTTTTCTTATTTGGGACATTTACAACTCAAAATCTACAAATGTATCTTTTTTAACATCTTGTTTTACACCGCCAACCACATAACTTTCTATTTCAGTTTCTTGTGGTGCATTCTGTAAACCTTTACTATTCAACCAATGTTGGGTCCAAGGTAAAGGATTTTGTCTTATCTCATTTTTCACAGGTATTCCTATTGCTTTCATTCTTTTAGCTGCTATATAATCAACATAATTATGTAATAGTTTTTCACTTAAACCTATCATAGAACCTTTACTAAAAAGATATGTTGCCCATTTTTTTTCTGACTCAATTGCTTCTTTATACATATTTTCTATTGTTTTCTCATTTTCTTTTATAACTTGCAACATCTCTTTATCTTTTTCTTGATTTCTATAAAGGTTTATTATTCTTTGAGTAACTGTTAAATGTTGACTCTCATCTCTTGCAATTAAAGATATAATTTTAGCACTTCCTTCCATCAGTTTCAACTCACCAAAAGCAAAACTACAAGCAAAAGAAACATAAAATCTTAAACCTTCTAATATATTAACCGTAACTAATGCTAACCAAAGTTTCTCTTTTAATTTTTTCATATCAACACTATTTGGATTTAACAACCACTTATATCCATAATTTATCAAATCATCATAAGTTTCTGTTACATCTTTTGCTCTAGCATCAATTTTTTCATCACCTGTAATTGCATCAAAAACTACTGAAGGGTCAGAAAAAAGATTCTTTAAAACATAAGTGTAAGCTCTACTATGAATTGTTTCCATAAAGTCCCAACTAACTATACAACTTTCTAATTCTGGTAAACTACAAAATGGTAAAAATGCAAGACAAGGGCCACGACCTTGAACACTATCTAACATAGTTTGATATTTTAAGTTTGATATAAAAATATGTTGTTGTTCTGGTCTTAATAGTTTATAATCATTTCTGTCTTTTAGTAATGATACTTCTTCTGGTCTCCAAAAGAATCCTAATTGTCTTTGTGTTGATTGGTCAAAGAAAGGATATTTGTAAACATCATATCTTTGAACACCTAAATCTTCTCCAAAAAACATAGGTTGTTTTGTAAAATCTATTTTTTTTCTATTAAATATTTGTTTTGGCATAATTTCTCCTAAATAGCACAAGCTTCACAGTCTTCATCATCTTTCTTTTTAGTTTCAGGAACATTATCATACATACCTATATTATGTTGAGGTTCTTCCTCACTTTTTCCATCATATGTATTATGATAATAAGATGTTTTCCAACCATACTTATATGTGTTTAATAAATCTTTTGTCATTTCTGATACAGGCACTTGATTATCTTCATAATGCTCTGGATTATAAGACCAATTGCCTGAAATTCCTTGGTCAAAATACTTCTGCATAACTGCAATTATTTTAATATAACCATCATTATTTTTCATATCCCATAACAAAGTATAATTTTTTTTTAGTTTTCTATAATCAGGAACAATTTGTTTCAATGGACCTTTTTTAGATTTCTTTACTGAAAGATAATCTCTAGGTGGTTCTACTCCATTTGTTTCATTAGATACAACACTAGAACTTTCAGATGGCATTTGTGCTGACAATGTGCTATGTCTTAAACCATCCTCTTTTATTCTCTTTCTTAAATCTTCCCAATCATATCTTAACTTTTTATTCACTATTTTATCAACATCCTTTTTATATGTGTCTATTGGTAATATTCCATCAGAATATTTTGTTCTTTCAAAATATTCACACTTACCTTTTTCTTTTGCAAGATTATTTGAAGATTCTAATAAAAAATATTGAAATGCTTCTGTTAATTTATTAACTTCTTCACAAGCTCTTTTATCATCATATTTAACACCTTTTCTTGCAAGATAATGAGCAAGTCCAATATAACCAATACCTAAACTTCTTCTTCTTCGTGTAGATATTTCTGCAGCTTTTACAGGATAATCTTGATGGTCTATAATTTCATCTAATGCTCTTACTGATAAATCACATATTTCTTTTAAATCTTTTATTTTTTCTAAAGTACCAATATTAATTGCTGATAAAATACACAATGCAATTTCACCGTGGCCATCAATATGCTGAATAGGGTCAGTAGGTAGAGTTATTTCTTGACAAAGATTAGACATCTTAATTTGTGATTTAAAAGCACTATGTTCATTAGCATGGTCAATATTCATAATATAAATTCGTCCTGTTTCTGCTCGTTCTTTTAATATACTAAAAAATAATGTTTGAGCATTTATTCTTTTTTTACTTACTTTACTATCTTCATATTTAACATATAAATCATCAAAATCTTTTGTTCCAAATGCTTTATATAAATCAGGAACATCATCAGGACTAAACAAAGTCATGTCTTGATTTTTAATAAATCTTTCATAAAATAATTTTGATATTTGAACAGAATAATCTAAATGTCTAACTCTATTATCTTCTGTTCCTTTATTGTTTTTTAAAACAATCAAATCTTCTATCTCTTTATGCCAAATAGGAAAATGAACAGTAGCACATCCACCACGAACACCATTTTGGGTGCAACACTTTACAGTAGTTTCAAATTTCTTTAAGAAAGGAATTAAACCTGTATGTGTAACTTCACCATTTCTAATTCTACTATTAATTGCTCTTATTCTACCTACATTAATGCCAATACCTGCTCTTTGTGCTGTATATCTACCAATTGCCATATCACTAGCAAAGATACTAGGTAGTGTATCATCAACATCAATTAAAACACAACTTGCATATTGTCGCATCGGAGTTCTTACACCTGCCATAACAGGTGTTGGTATATTAATTTTAAATGTAGAAATAGCATCATAATATTTTTTAACATAAGTCATTCTAGTTTGTCTAGGATATTTTGCAAAGACAGTTGCAGCTATCATCATATACATAAATTGTGGTGTTTCAAAAACTTTTCCGGTAGTTCTATCTTGAACCAAATATTTGTCAATAACTTGTCTTAAACCTGCATAAGTAAACAAATAATCTCTATCATGTTTTAACCAATACTCCATTCTATCAAAATCTTTTTACATTAAGAAAAAAACTATTTCATAGACTATGGGACCATCCTCATCTTTATGGTCATTTAAAAAGATGTGTTACTAGAGGAGTTTATGATAAAGATATATTTTCTTGGTATGAAAAAAAAGATTTTGATAGAATGGA